CTCGCTGTTGATGGGGCGGCCGCCGAACCAGCGCCCCACCTTGGCGCCATTCTTGTCGAACCACTCATCAGAATTGTGATTCCAGCTCGTCGTGAAGATGTCGTCCTTTGCGCCAAACGCGCCCCACTTATCCACCGAGAGGACGAGGTAGGCCCGCGCATTCTGCCCGCGGGTGAAGAGCTGCGTATCAGTGACGTGCTCGAGCACCTTTTCCGCCATCTTCAGCCGCGCGACCTGCCGCTGGAAATGCAGCGGCACGATCATGTCGCCTTGGGATTCAAACCGAATGGTGGTGGGGTAGCCGAACGCCGCCGTGCCCTCCGCCCCGTAACGGGCGTGGTCGCGCATGAGGCTCTGGCGGACCGAGAAATGCCGGTCGATGATCTGGGTGCCGTCCCAGTCCGGGAACTCGTCGAAGATCGGCGGGCCTTCGGGGCGCACCGACTGGAAGAATGACTCGAAGCGCGAACCGTCGCGCTGGACCCGGCAGATCCGGAAGTTGCCCCAGTCGGCGATGTAGAGCCAACCGTCGGGGCCGACCTGCACACCGCGCGGCTGGTGCAGCCCGTCCTTGAACCCCGAGCTGCCATCCAGATGGCCGGCGAGCGTGGTCGCGGTGCGCGTGCTGACGCGAAGCCGCAGAATCCGGTGATTGAGGGCATCCGCGACGTACACGATGTCGTTGTCGTCGGGGTCCGGGCAGACGTCGAAGGGCTCATGCAGCGCCACCGGGCCGTCGGTGATATTTCCGACGAACTCAAGCGCGCCGTCGACCGACACAAGGTCGCTGTTATCGCGGCGCACGGGGCAGGGGTGCTCGGCGTTGAGCCGCACACCGAGCAGGGTCTCGGTATACGCATCGGCGTGGATGCGCACCACACGCCCGCCCATGGAGGCGACGATGCACGCGCCCTTGTCGTCGACAAACCCCCCGGCGTGATCGCCGATGCTGCCCTCGGGCGGATAGCCGTCGCGGTAGAGCCCCGTGCGCAAATCCCCCATGCTCGTCTGGAAATACTGCTGCGAGTACTGGATGACCGGATAGCCTTCAGCGGTCTGGCGCCACTCCCAGGGCCAGTGCCCCCGATAGCTCCACGTCATGCGCTGCATGTACCGATCGCCCACGCGCGTCGGGCGCTCGCCGCGCTTGGGCACGACCCGCTTGGGCTGGCGCGTCGTCGTGATCGCGGGCTTGTGCCCCGGCCACCAGGCCCAGGCCCAGCCGAACTGGTGCTGCGCGCCCGTTAGTGGGCGTGTCGGTGCGTAGGCCACCCAGGTCGGATCAGTGCCGGCGTAGCCGCCGTTGTCGATAATGACCGGATTGGTAAACGGGTGGACCTCGTCGTGCTCGAGAGTGAGCGCGTACTGACCGGAAGGGAACCGGGTCGTGTCGAGCGTCCACTCAAATTCATTGCCGGTCTGCGCAGGGAACGTATGCACGACCCGGTAGCCAAAGGCGCGGGTGCCCGACACGTTCGCCGGGGGCACGACCAGCACCGGCCGGACAGTCTTCTCCCCGCTCCAGGTGTGCCCCCGTGACTTTTGCACCAGCCGCGCCCGGATGACGGCCTGGCCGGAGATCACATGATGGTGGCCCCGGCGCCCTCGGCGCGAGTACGAGGTGTTGGCCGCGTTGCAACTCGGCCGATCCCATTGGAGCTGGCAATCGACGTCGGCGAAACTGCTCATGTTGTGTCTCCAAGGTGGCGGCTCAATCCGTGAACCACTGGGCCATCAGGTCATGGGGTTCAATAAAGCGGCGTGCCCGGATGGTGGCGGCCTGCCAGGAGTCCTCGCCGTCGCGCACAGCGACCACCCGGCCGTCGATCAGGACCGCCCCCGCCGGAGGCTCATCCACAGCGAGGTCGACGGTGTGCGTGTCGGTCACGCCGACATCTTCGACGTACCACGCGGCCTCGATCAGCGTGCCGTCCGAGGTATAGGCGTCGAGCTCGACCCGGTAGGTCGTGCCGGGCTCCGGGGTGACCGACGGGTCACCCCAGGCGTGAATGGTGCCGATCTCGGTCAAGCGGTTGCGGTGCGCCCAGGTGTAGGTCAGCACCGTCTCGGCCTGCAGGTCGACCTCAGTGGCGATGTCCTCGCCGTTGAGCTTGAGCTTGGCCGGGCGCAGCGGGCGGCTCGCCCGGGTCAGGGGGCGCGCGACGAACGCGCTACTCTCATCGGTCTCCAGCCGCCCGCCGGAGGTCTGCACCAGCAGCTTGACGGTCACGTCCGACTCGCGCTCCTCGAGCGTGTCGTCCGTGCCGTCCTCCTCGAAGATGCGCGGCAGGGGCTCCCAGTCCTCGGCGGCGGCGAACCAGACCGCCGCGCCGGCCGGCCAGGCGCGCGGAATGGTGTCGAGCACGCCGCGGCGCAACGTCACCGCCCCCGTCGCGCTATCAAACGCGGTCACCACGGCGAGCTCCGGGCCGCCCGTGATGAGAGTGTTGACGACGTTCGCCGGGATGCTTCCGCTGTGACGCTCGAAGCCGAGCAGCACGATGTCGCCCACAGTCGGGCTGCCGCCCTGCACGGCATCAAGCGCGACCGTCGAGGTCACCTGCACGGGCAAGGCCCCGGCGAGCGTGGCACGGCCGACGAACGACCGGGAGACCCCCAGCTCGCTCCAGCTCCCATCGGGCTCCAGCACGGCCACGTCATAGGTCGCACCCGGGTCGTCGGTGGCGTTGAGCGCGAGCAGCGAGAGCACCGTGCGCGGGGCCACCACCTCGCCCAGGGTGAACGACGAGTCGAGCACCATGTGGGCGGGCGCATTGAGAACCGCACCATAGAGCGCCACCTGCGGGGCGACGGACGGGTTCAGCCAGGCGCTGCCCACCGGGGCGACGAACGACGCGACCGACAAGGAAAAGACATCCTCGAGCAGCGACAGGCGGATCTCCGGTTTGTCGCTGCTGCCGTAGTTGATCTGCATCACCCGCATGGGCAGCTCGTGGAGACCAAACTCCGGCCAGGTCACGCGCACGCCCTCGAACGGCGTGAGATCCCAGAACTCGCGGCCGACGATCACCTCGCAGGAGCTCAGCGGTGCCGAGCTGCTGCGAAGCTCCCGCTCGGCGAGCCGCTGCGCGAGGGCGGCCGTGCGCACCCCGTAGTAGTTGCGCGAGTCCGAGACCACCGCGCCCTGCTGTGCGATATTGGCGAGGTCCTGGGCGCGCAGCGTCTCCTCTTTCTCTGTGATCGGGTTAGTCCACGTGACCACCACCTCGTTGATGGTCTCGCCCCAGCCCTTGCGCGAGAAGCTCACGAGCTGCGCGTTATCCGGATCAACCACGGGCAGGCCGCCGTAGTCGAGGTCGTCGCGCATGAGCCGCAGCCGCCACTGCCCGCTGCCGGGGTCGGCAAAGAGCGCGCCGTGGATATGGTCGAGCACCTCGTTGACGAACTCCTCGATCGTGACTGCCGCCTGCCATTGCAGAAACACGCCGAAGTCCTCGTTGAGGAGTGTCTGCGCCGCCGCCTCAAACGAGGCCGTGTTGATGCGCGCCGGGTCCTCGCCCATGCCCCAGTCGGTATCGGTCAGGCACTCAAAGATGACATGCGCGGGATTGGCGTCGATACCGGCACCCCCGGCCGGGGTCGCGATCAGCTCGACCAATCCCTCGACATTGACGCCGCCGATGATCGGCGCATTCGGGACGTTTATCAGGTGCTCGATGTACTCCAGGTGGGTCCACGACGAGCCACCGTCACAGATCACCCCGTGCATCTGTACCGGGATCGTGCCGTCGAGCAGATCGGAGGCCACCTCGGCGGCCCGCTCGGCCTCACGGGTGCGCGATCGAGGCTCCGTAACAGCAGCGGCATACTCGGGACTCAGGTGCCCCATCTCGTGCTGTGTCGGGTTGTTCGGGTCGTACTCTTCTTCGTAATGGGGCAGGCCGCAGGTGAGGAACACGTTGAGCCGCTTGATGATCGAAACGTCCGCGGCTGACTCGGTAAACCAGTCGACCGCCGGCTGAATCGAATCCGCCCACACGTGATTTTTGTCGCCGTCATTGTTGAGCGAGTTGACGAGCGCACGAAAATCGGCAATATCATCGAGCGTCACGCCCTTGCGCTCGACCTTCTGCCCGCTGGGGTAGGCCGCGATCCCCATGTCGAGCTCCCACTCGACATCCAGCGCGCCCTCAATGACATCGAGCACCTGGTTCATGCCATAGGTCATGACCTCCATCTGCGCGTTGACCATGCCGGACTTCTGATACACAACAGACTGGAGGGTGTCGAACGTTGTGTGCTGGAGCTCGAAGTACAGGCTCGTGCGCCCGACGGCGCTGCCGCGCGCGATCTCCGCCGTCACGGCGTTCAGTTGCCGCGGGATGCGCTGCACGTGCACCCACACGGGCTTGAGGTAGGGGCTCGCGGCCTGAAAGTAAAAGCCCCCTTCCGAATCCGGACCGTCACGAAAGAGCAACGAGAGAATGCCGCGAAATCCGGGGGTCTCCTGCGGGGTGCCGGTGTCCAGCCGATCGGCGAGCGCCTGGGTCGGCACCTGGTCGGGGCGGCCCATCATCACGTCGACCTTGCCGGCGACACCCCCCTCCTCGCGGATACCCCCGTGCAAGCTCTTGCGGTCGATCTCGAGCGTCTGATTCGACGCGGCCTCGCCGCGCCAGCCGGCCTTTTCGCCGAAATAGATCGCCTTGATCCGATCGACCGAATGACAGATCCCGAGATGGACGGCCGCATAGAATCGCGGAATCCGGGCCTTCGCCATTACAGGCTCACCCGCTGGTAACGGACTTGCGTCTGCCCGTACCAGAGCGTATTCGGCGACTTGATGATGCCCTCGCCGAAGACCACGGGGATTGGCCGCCCGGCCTCGGCGGTGGGCACCTCCAGGTCGGTGACCGACTCATCCTTGGGCCGTTTCGGGCTCGGCTGCATGGCGTGGGCGACCAGGGCCAGGACAATGGCGATGACGATCTGCACGGCGATGGTCGTAAACACGCGGCGCCTCCCTTCAGAAAAAGATGTTGAACGACCCGAACGGGGTAACCTCGGCGATCCACGGCTGCCCGCCGAAGTTCAGGATGTTGTCGTGCACATCCTGGCAATCGCTGAGCTGACGGTTGCAGCCGAGCACCACGGTAACCGTGTCCTCGGCGGCGAGCTCCGGGGCGAAGCCGTTGAGCGACAGCACCCGCGGGCCGTCGCCGATATCGCCGACCTGCAGGATGCTGCGGCGCACCGGGCCGCCGCCCTCGGGCAGCGCCCACTCGAGCGTGCCGCGGATGTACTTCGCCGCAGCGTGCTCGCCGTGCCAGTCGGCCTCCAGGGTGACCACCGCGCCGTCGACCGCCTCGACCTGCGCCTCGCGGCTCGCGGCGGCCTTGCTGGCCTGACACTGCGGGCCGTAGAGTACGTGGGGGCAGCCGTACTGATAGGTGCGGCGCAGCCCGGCGCGGCGCAGCGCGGTGCTCGCGGGCTCGCAGGTGAAGGTCGCCTCGAGGCCTTCCAGGCCGAAGTTGAGGATGCGTCCGAACCAGATCGCGCGGTAGGTCTCGATGGGGCAGTTCAGCTCGCCCTGGGAGATCAGCACGGTGACGACGCGCTCCGGGGGGTGCACGCGAAAGAGATCCACCAGCGGGCTTGTGCGCGGCGTGCGCAGAGCGACGGTGGTCTTGTCGAGCGAGCCCGTTGCGGTAATCTCGTCGTGGCGGATCTGCACAGCTTCATAGACCGCGCCCCCGAGCTCCAGGGGGCGCTCGGCGCTGGTGTAGAACAACAGGCCCGCCGTGCCCTCGGCATAGGTGATCTCATAGAGAAACACCGGGATGCTCTGGGAGCGACTGGCGTGCAGCAGGCTAAACATCCACATTCACCAAATAGTTGAGTGTGCCCATGGTAGTTGAATACCCGCCGCGCTCAAACCTCAGTCGATGATGCCGAGGAAGATGTCAATGAGCCCCTCCACATCGTCCTCGACGACCACCGGCACCCCGTCCTGGGGCGTGTTGTCGAGCAGCTCGGTGTACTGCGTCTCCTCGAGGACGATATTGATGCCGTGCATCGAGGTCGGCAGCGTCCCGGAGAGCAGCGGTTCGGCGGTCTTCACCGCCGCGTAGGCCGAGCTCACCGGGACGGGCTCGCCATCGGTGACGAAGATGTTCACGCGACGGGTCACGCTCGGGTCGCACGCCTGGGCCATGAACCAGTCGACGGCCGGCTGGATCGCCCCGTCGAAGTCGGTGCCGCCCGAGGCGACGAGGGCGTCGATCAGATCCCGGAACGCCGAGACGTCCTCGACGGTGACATTCAGCCGCTCGACCTGCTCGCGGTTGAATCCGCTCATGCCCATGTGCAGCCGCCAGCCCTCGGCCACCGCGTCCTCGATGACGTCCAGTGTGGCGTGCATGGCGGTCTTCAGCGTCTCCATGCGCACGCCGCCGTCAAAAGCCATCGACCCGGAGTCGTCGAGCTGGAAATGCACGCTGGTGTACTCCTCGACGGTCGCCGGCTTGTCCTGGGTGTGCAGGTTGAGCTGCACGTTGGCGACCCGGTCGGTCAGCCACTCGACCGTCAGCTCGTCGGAGGCAAAGCGCTGCAACAGCAACCAGCCCATCTGCACGACGTTGTGCACCCCGAGGGCGAACGGCCAGGGCTCATCGACGCTGAGCACGGTGTCGGTGCCGGTCTCGTCGCTCACCAGCGCGACCCCGGTGACATGACGAAAGAGCAGGGTGGCGTCGGTGAGCTGCACGTAGAGCGCGAAATGGGTCTGACTGTCGATGTGCGCGTCGGCGACATGCCGGCCTTGCACGCGCAGCGTCGATTCCCCCTCCGCCGCCGTGCCCCGCAGCACGAAATCGGGCTCCCAGGTGGGCATGAAGAACTCACCGTGGCGCCCGCGGTGGCGGTAGAAAAGCTGGACGAGCTCCTCGACCTCGCCCGTATCGCGCCCCAGGTAGACGGCGGTGTAGGTCTGGTAGCCGAACTCCACCGGCGAGAACCGGTGCCACGGGCCGATGCCGTAGTCGAGCACGTCGACCTCGTGGCCCTGGGTGATCCCGACCTGCTCGGCCCAGTTCGGCCGGCGCAAGAACACCTCCGTGGTGCCGAAGGTGCGCAGCGCCGCAGACGGCCAGGGCAGCGGCTCGGACAGCGGCGCGACGTCGAACGCCAGGCCCACGCGCGCGACCGTGTTCGTCAGCCGCGGCGCCTCGAGCTCGACGTTGAGGTTACCCTCGAGGGCCAGATACACCTGCGTGCCCACCGGCCAGGCGAGCGTCGTACCCTCGACAAGCCGCACCGTGCCGCCCACCGGGGGGATCTCGGTGTCGACCGCGACCCACTCGTGCGCCTCGCCATGGACAAGAAACAGCGCGCAGCCAGCGCGCAGCCACCACGGCATGGGAGCGACCTGCAGCGTGGTGGTCCCCGCGCTGGCCGTGCTGGTGAGCGTCGAGCGCCGCGTCATCTCGGCGAGATGGAAGTTGCGGTGCTGCCAGTGCCACAGCAGATCCTTGAGCTGCCGCCACCGCTCGCCGTGGGCGAGCACCTGATAGCGCAGGCTGCGCCGCGGCACCAGGCGTCGCGCCCGGCGGCGCTCTTTGCCCGAGCGGCTTGTCCACAGCTCGGTGTGAAAGGCGTAGGTCACCGCGTAGGTCTCGCCGGACGGCGGCCAGGCAGGGCGTGCGAGCGGCGGAACGAGATACTGATAACTCACCGGTTACACCCCGAGCGCACGGCGGAAGGCCCCGGGGTTGGCCGAGACGTAGTTGAGCACGGCCTTTTGCCCGCGCACGTCCGACATGCCCTTTTGCAGGAAATCGGCGGCGTCGAAGGCGTTGACCACCTTGAGGCTGGTGCCACCGCCACTGCTGCCGTTCGCGGCGTGCCGGGGGTCATCGCGCGTGAGCACCTCCTCACCGCGCTCGAGGATCGACGGCACCTCGTTGGGGCGCAGCCCGGCGACACCGCCGCTGTGGTAGCGCATGGCGTTGCGAAACCACGCCGGAGCGACCGTACGCGTCGGCCCACTCTCGCCGACGATACCGCCCTCGTGGCTGACCGCCGCCCCCACGCCCCGGGCCGCCCCGCCCCAAAAGCCCGTGCCTCCGGCCGCGGCCTGCAGGGCGTTGAAGATGGCGAGTCGCATAATCATCTTTGCGATCTCCATCAGGAACTCCGAGGCGAACTGCCGGAAGGCCTCCTGTAGCGAGCGGAAGACACTGCCCGTCTCGCGGATGCGGTCGAGGAAATTCTCGGCGCCGCGCACCAGCTCCGTGCCGAAGACGCGGCCGACGTTAAAGCGCGTGACCTGGGTGGCCGTGTCGGTGTCGACGAGCTGAGCACGCAGGGCTCTCAGCCGGGCGATGGCCGCATCGGCCTCCGGCCCGTTGTACGTCTGCCAGTAGGCGATCTGATTCGCGATCGCCGCCTCGAGCGAGTCGTTGATCCGGTCGAGCTCCTCGCGCAGCGCGCGCGCCGCCGGCGCATCCCCTTGGCTCTGGAAGAACTCGATCTGCGCCATGAGATCGCGCCGGTGCTGCTGCAGCCGGTTGAGCTCGGCGTCCATCTCCGATTGGCGTTGCTGCTCCTCACGCCGCGCCCGTTCGGCCTCGGCGATCTCCCAGGCCGTCTCGGCGACCTGGGTGATGAGCGCGATCTGCTCCTGGGTCAGCTCGATGCCGATGCGCTGGGCCTGCACGTACTGATCTTCGAGCGCACGGCGCACGGCGGTCTGACGGCTCAGCTCATCGCCGAGCTGCAGGTCCTCGAGCCGCCGGGTGAGCTGGCGCTCGAGCTGCTCGTCGAAGGCGCGGGCCTGCTCGAGGCGGCGCGCCTCGAGACGGATCTGATCCTCCACCTCGGCGGTCATCGCCTCGGCGTGCAGCCGCTCGCCCTGGCGGAACAGGAACGCCTCCTCCTCGCGCTGCGCTTGCGGCCGCCCCGCGCCACGGTCACGCTCGAGCGCCTGGGAGATCCCCTCGAGCGACCCCGTGCGCACCGCCTCGGCCAGGTCGTCGCTCAGGCGCCCATCACTCAGGGCGCGCGCAAGCAGCACGGCCTGCTGCTGCGGGCTGAACTGCTCGAAGGCCTCGGTGCCGACCTGCGCCTCGACGACCGGGCGCACCTCCTCGAGCCGGCGCAGCACGTCCCGGTTGGCATCGGCCACACTCACCGCCATGCCGTCGGTGAGCTGGCGCACCGAGCCGTCGGCGAGCGTCACCGTCTCGGTGCCGAACCCGCCCTCGACCCGGCCGCCGGTGTTGCGCGCCTCGGCGGTGAAGGCGCGGCGCTGGCGCAACAGCGTGGCGGCCATCTCCATGGCGTCGACGCTCTCAGCGAGCGCCCGGTGCGAATCACGGAAGCGCCGGGCGTCGAAGGTGTCGCGGATCTCCTGCTTCGCCTCGGCGGCGAGGCGGATCAGGCGCTGGTACTCCTTGCTGGTGCGGTCCAGCCCGGCGATGGCGTCGGCGGTCTGGAGCACGTTGTCGATCGCCTCGATCTGCTCGAGCATACGCAGCTCATTGGCGAGGCTCGGCACCTTGCCCAGGAGCCGGTCGATCTGTTCGTTGAGCGAGATCAGCGGGTCGGGTTCGTGCATGCCGCCGAGCAGCCCCGCCTCGCGGGCGAGATCCTCGATCAACGGGATGAGCTCCCGCAGGTGGGGCGGCAGCTCGTCGATCGCGCCGCCGAGCTCGAGCACGATGAGCGCGGCCTCGGCGAGTTGTTTCTCCGAGTTTCTCAGCTCGGTATTGACGCCGGACAGCTCCTCGATGATCGCCCGCAGCCCCTGGGGAAGCTCGGGGTCGGTCAGCATCTCGTTGAGCCGCTGGTGCCACTGCTCGGCGGTGATCTCGCCCTCGGCCATGCGCTCGGTGAGCGCGAGCACCTCGCGCTCCATCGGCCCGCTGCGCTGCTGGAAGGTCTGCGGGCCGACGGTAACGCTCGCCTCCTGGGAGACACGCGCGGCCATGCGTTCGGTGATCTCGCGCAGGGCCTGCCCGTAGGCCTCGACCTGCTCGGTGAAATTGCGCCGCGCGACATCGAGCGTGAGCCCGTCGAGCCCGTTCTGCACGGCCTGCGCCCACTCGCCGCCGACCTCGCGCACGCGGCTGTACTGATCGAGCAGCCGCTGCATCTGCTGCTCGTGCTCGTCGGTGATGTCACGCACTTCCCGGCTGCGGCCCACCCAGGTCGCCAGGGCGAGCGAGATCCCGGTCACCACAATGCCCGACACGCCGCCGACGGCCGTCAGCGCGACACGCAGCCCGGTCATGGCCGCGCCGAGCGCCCGCGCCCGGCCGGCGGCCGTCGACATCATCATGCTGGTACGGCGCAGCCCCCGGTGCAGCCCGGACCAAAAGCCGCTCATGCTCGCGAGCGTGGTATTGAGCCGACCGCCGGCCGCGGTGTAACGATTGGTTGCCACGGTGGCCGCATTCATCGCGGCCGTCTTCGCGCGCGCCTGCTGGACGGCGCGGATCAAGCGCAGCCGCATCACCGCGAGCCAGGCGACGAACCGCGTGCCCACCAGCACACCGAGCACGAAGGCGATCTCACGGAAGCGCTGCGGGATCTCGGCGAGGATGCGCACCAGCCCGCCGGCCGCGCGGCCGATCAGCTCAAAGAACCGCTCGCCTTCGCGGGTATTGAAAAACTCGGTGAGCGAGGCGAGCGCCCGGCGGAGCTCCTCGACGAAGCCCGCCTCGGCGACGGCGAGCTGGGCGAGCAGGACCTGGTTGCGAAACCGCCCGAGCTCGGCGCTGAACGTCTGCAGCGAGTCCTCGAGCTGGGGGTCATTCAGCTCCTGGAGGCGCTGCTTGAACTTCGGCAGGAAGCGCTCGGTGAAGAGCTGCCCGTTCGCCACCAGGCGGTCGAGCTCGCGCGCGGT